GAGCTTACAGTATTAAAAGTAGTTGTAGTAGCTCGGGACGTAGCTGTTGATCTTGATGTAGCAGTTAGATTAGATGTTGTGGTTGCTTGAGATGTACCAAACGTCGTGGTCGTTGCAAATACAGTCGTGAACGTTGTTAGAAAGGATGTTAACGTTCTGCCTTGTTTTAGTGAAGCAACGTTAAATGGAAGAAAAAGCATATCATTTACTATCCAACATTGAAACTACACCACGCCATATAGTACCTCCATCATCACTAATGAATGAAAGCATATCGACACCAGCTGCAGTTAGTGTTGGTGGTGTACCGCCTGGCCATTTTGTGCCTGTTGGCCAAGATACGTTTGCAGATCCGCCATTTGTTAATGTTAACACAAAACCGACAGCTCTCGAAGGATGAGGATTGCTAAACACAAAGGTGGTATTTGCCGTGATTGTTTTTGTAAAATAATTGCCTTCGTTTAAATCAATTGTATTTGCAGATACGGCCGTAACTTTACTCGACGTTTGGCCATCGATTTTTATTCCGCTTAATATACTTACTAATCCATTACTTGATGTCGGACCAGTAACTACTAACCCCCCTGAAACATTTACCAAGCTGTTTGCAACAGATAACGTATTAGATGTGCTTATAACGCCATCATTATTATACAAAAAATTGCCGTAGTTTGTATCAATTATGGAATTCCAAGAAACACCATCCCATCGCCAATATCTTCCATTGACAGAGTATACATCATTATTTGCTGGATTTAAAGGAAACTGAATTTCTGCCATTTACATTAAAATTATAAACAAATTATTGTTTATTTATGATCTGCTTGACAGCGTTTATTACAATATCAGGATCAACAAAGGCCTCTTTTTTAAACTCACATTGCTCCCACCACCAAAACTGCTTGTCACGTAAGTACTTGCGATCTTTTAGTAAGTTAATATTTTCTGGATGACCGAATATATTTGGATCTGATTGACCCCACAAAACAACACCTTGTTTACCTAAATCCCAGCAAAAATGTTGGAAAAAGCTATCAACAGCTATCCACGTCTGACATTCATTTACTATTTCGGCTAACCTTGTTAATGAAAGATTTTGATGAAACGTATCAACAAGCTGTTTTTCTCCAGCAACCCCAACTTGAACTATTGGTACGTCCAGACCTTCAATCACCTCTTGCCAATAAGGATAATCTTTAGGATGTGGCTGGTCGTTCCTCATCTTCTTTGCCCATGGTGCAATTATTATCATTTTTTTCTCACATACATTTTGCGAAATGCATCTTCTAAAGAACCTTTCCAATTCCATCGATCCATTCTACCATAAATGTTATATTGACTAATATCCCCTAAAAGAGCGTGAGCTTCTGCAATACTCTTTCCTGGTACAATTTCTGGATAGCAGGAAAAAACTAACGGGTTATGTATTTCCGGCAACACATGCTTGAAGACAATGTGGTCACCAAGACCACAATCTAAAACAACAATTGTGTGGTCTTTTTGTAGAAAGATGTTTTCATCGTGCTGAAACATTTTAATTTCACCATCCCGTATACCACCTTGGTCATTTCTTAGATGCCACGTAACACAAGGCGTAACAAGTACTTTGTATCCAGCTTTCTTTAGTTCATAGGTGAATAAAGTTTCCTCACGGTGGGCAACCCTTGTTAGGGAAAGATTATAATCAACAATACCTGCCCTGTACAAGAATGAACAATGAAGATGATCTACTTCTTTTGTTTGGGAAATCGGACCCCATTGTATGTTTGGTTCATCATTTATCTTTTCAATCTTACCTGTAGCATTTATAGGAGTTGTATGATTAGGCGGGGTGAGTATAGATCCTCCCACAGCCCCCACATCATCGTTTGTAGCATTGTATAATTTTTCTAGAGTATCTGGGTCTGCAACTGTGTCATCATCAAGTCTCCATACCCACTTATAACCCATAGTATTGGCTTTTTGATGATTAAAGTGTTGTCCTTTACGCTCACCGGCTAATACAAACCATTGTATACCTTTTGCCTCGAGCATACGAAGCAAGTAAGCATAATGTTGTATATCCCTAATATCAGTTAATTGGTCATTATCATCAAAAATAACTAACGCATCTGGTTTTAGTGTTTGACAAATAACTGACTGAATGGCAAGAGGTAGTGTTGTGTTGTGTCTACCGCGAGTCGATATTGAACATAATATATTTTTATTCATTGTCCCATCTACATACCATTAAATTAATTTGACTTTCATCTGGTTGATCTGTTATAGACCCATCATCTGGTATATACTTAAATTTAAACCCTGGAAACATTTCTTCGTGTAGATTGTGTAGCACGTGGTGAGGACCCCAATATCCAGGAGGTTCTTTTCTCGGCACAGTGATTAATAAACGCCTACAATGTTTCTTGAGCATTTGCACAATCTCTAAACCATTTGGTATATGTTCTATTACTTCAAAAGCAATAATTGTGTCGTACTGTTCAAATTCAAATTTATTAATATCAGCGTTTATAAATTTAAAATCCTTACCCCAGTTTTGTTCTTTTGCACAATCAATAATAATAGGGTCATAATCTAGACCTGTATAATCGAGATCTTGAGGGAAGTATTGTGAGCCATACCCAGTTGAACAACCAATCTCAAGAACTTTCTTACCTAAAATGTTTTCTGCAGCCCATGTATATCTCGCATGCTCTCGAGTAAATTTAGGTAGTATTGGATCTCCCTTTAAAAATACAGCTCTCTCTAGGTTGTTAGAAAGCAAAAAGCGATAATTGTCTTTGTTATACTTTCTGGCAAGCGTCAGTGAGTTTTTATGAAACACCTCACTCCAATTTGAAACTAAATTCTCATCGTGTACTGTACCTTCACCTTTGTGATAGAGAGGAAAGTCGCCCGTATAAAAACCTTCATTAGATGGCCTCTTTTCTACTGCCTCTACAATTGTGAATCCTGCATTCACTGCTTCAATTGAAAACTCAGTATCTTCTCCAGCGCCTATGCCATAATCTTCACTCAACAGGCCGATCGTATCGAACACTTTACGATCTATCATTACACAAAAGAAAATAGCAAACTCTCTGCCTGCAGGAGGTGAGAAAGACTTTACCAAACAACCTATACCACACTTTGGGTCTCGAACAAAACAATTTTCCAGTTGCTGGAGCCATCTGTTTTGTTGCTGTTCTAATAATACAACATCGTTGTTTAATAGTACAATTTTCTGACAAGTTGCTAGACGAATACCGGCATTTGTTGCTTTTGCATATCCGAGAGGCTCTTCATGTATTTCATACTTAAAATTACTCTCTAGACCTTTAAGAGCAAAAAACCTCTTCATGTATTTTAAATATTCTTCCGTCTCATCAATAGAACCATTTGAAATGACTATTAGTTCAATATCTTCAAGACATGAATATTTAATAATAGAGTCAATGCAAGGTTTAAGAAGATCATTACAATGATCGTAAGTAGGAATAACAATACTGTATTTTTTTGAATTACTAAACTTCTTCTTAAAGATTTCGTTGTTACGTTTGAGAACTCTTTGATAGTTACAGGGTAGGTCTTTGAATGTTTGATTTTCTTTATGAATAAGAGGGAACGGCCTACAGGGATCATCTACTGATGCTAATTGATAACCTGCTAGAATAGCTCTATGACAAAAGTCGTGGTCCTCCATACCTCCCGGACTATAAATTTCATCAAGAAGACCTATTTTATCAAACACTTCTCTTTTAATCATTACACAATAAAACAATGCACCAAGAACATCTAGTTCGTAATGCCAACCAACAGAATGGCCTGCTATACCTACATTTGGATAATTAAGCTGGGATTCAAGAAAGGTAAGCCAATCGTTTTGGTTTTGTTCAGTTAGTTCCGTATCGTTATTTAACAATACAACATAGTCGCCGGTTGATACTTCGATACCAATGTTAGTTGCTTTTGTATACCCTAAAGTTTCTTTAAAACATTTATACTTAATATTGTTTGGAAAACCATGATTAATAAAATGATCTTTTAAATTCTTAAGATAAGATTCTGTTTCATCAGTAGACCCGTTAGAAATAATAATTAGTTCAATATCTTGTATACTCGAATATTTTAAAATCGAGTCAATACAGGGCTTGAGCAAGTCATTACAGTGATTGTACGTAGGAATTACAATGGAATATTTCATAATAAAACATCCTCTAGTATTTTTTTATTCAATCACGTTTTGTTTAATTTTTTTAAGCATAAATTTTTTATATTTTGATTGCTTAAAATATTGATAGTATTTTTCAAGCTTATTTTGATCATCATTATTCCCATGCAGTTGATGTCTTTTGTTTAAAAAATTCGTTAATATACTATCAATTTCTTTATCTAAATGAAATTTATGTAGATTAATTTTATGCTTTGTATGAAATTTAACATAATATAATGTATCTCCACGATTAATATCTATCAAGGAATTACTATTATTAATAAAAAAAGCTAGATCTACAGCTCTAAACCACTTTCCAACATCAAATACTCCTTCAACAACAGACACGTTTTTACAAAAGTTTGATACAGAATGCGATGCATGTCTTTGTTCTAGAAGCAAGCTAGGCTCTTCTGTTACAAACAACATTTGTCCAAACGCAAATGACACAAACCCGGAATTAACATCTCTCAAATATACATTTTTATCAAAAAATGTTTGGTCATACATTGTTGAAACAAAAGATGGCGTGTGGCGGCTATCCCATTTAATATTAAAAGATAGAGGAGATCGTATTCTAAAACAATTTTTTAAATGTTCCTGAACAGACGGACATCTTGCAATATTAATACTATCTCCCGGACACTTGTTTGCGGGATCCATTTGTTTTATTCTATCAATAACATCAAGGAAAGAGGAGTCAGGATCTAGTGTGTCTAGACTTACATCCGCAAGAGATGCCCAATATACATCAATATTTTTTTTAAACATATTAAAAGTTATTTAAATTCTACCCACCCCGTCATTATATATTTGTCCCCTGATAAAGGGGGGTTGCCCCTATGTGTCCATGGAAAATTTGCAGGAAAAACTAGCAAGCGACCTTTTCTAGGTGCAATTCGTTTTGATAAGTAGAGAAATTCGGTCTCTCCCCCTTCTTCAATATCATTCAAATAGAGAATATAAACACCTATTCTTCTAGAAAAACCTATTGAACCATCTTCTGAATGCCAAATATGGTAACCACCTGTAGGTACGGTTTTTTGTACTTTATAAGAATAAATTGTATGCTGGTCGTATTGTTTTAATGTACTATATTTGTCAGTGTATTCTTTATAACATTGATTCCAGAATGTGTCATTAAACTCATTTATAAAGCCTTGAACATGATTAAATGTAAAATCTATCTCTTCAATATTAAAAGGATTTAAGTTTGCTGAGTTATCTTTCTTAACAGACTCATCATCTGGTCTTTTATATGTTCGATTATTTTTCTGACACCACTGAAAATATGTAATTAAATTATCGCAAAAATTGTCTGAAACACAGCTGTCATATACACCTATGAAGTTATCATAACTAGATTTCATAATGTCCTCACCTAAAAGACGGTCCGCACACCCACACAACAAGCGTTTTTCTTATACCTGAAGTAACAGGAGTTACTCTGTGCACCATGTAACTTGGAAAAGCTGCTATAAGACCTTTTTGTTTATCAACAACAAGTGGGTTAGAACTATTCATGATTTCTAAATTACCACCCTCATATTCATTTTCCCCACTTAACTGCAACACCATAGATAGTTTTCTTGGAGGAGAACTTGTACCATGTAGAGTATCTTGATGCCATGTATAATGTTCATGCTCGTCACCGTTATATAATGTATATTGCATGTTTTCAAAAAAACCATACAAATCAAATTTGTAAAACTCACCATTCAGCAACCGAGCTACCAACGCAAGTCTATTATATATCCATTCTGTTTCATTATCAAGAGATAACCAGGCTATATTTGATTTACGTATATTAGAAATATCGTCGTTTTTACTAGCTCCTCCTACTGTACCCTTATGAGTTTTTAGTGAATCTAAAATATTAATTAGCTTGTCAATTTCATCTTGATTAAAAGCTTCTCTGTATGTAACAAAGGGGTGATCTCCTACACCAAAAGAAGGACTAGGAGCAAAAATATAATTTGACATAATAAATTACTTTCATTTTATTTAAGTTTATTGTCTTGACCAGTTTACTGTTATCTGCCCTGAAGAGGATCCCGAGCCTATAACAGCCGGATAGGAAGTTCTATAAGACACTTTTGTTGTTTGATTTGAAAGGGATGCATTTCCTCCGGCGTTACCTGGGTTACCTGGATTACCGCTGGATCCTGTCCACGTGTTAGGGGCAGTACCGCCGGAGGTAGCTCCTGTTCCTGGATTACCGCTTGCTCCAGCACTACCCGCTGTACCGCTGGAACTTGGCCAAGTATTAGGAGCTGCTCCTCCTGCACCTCCGCTGGTAGCACCTGAGCCGGCAGTACCTGCATTTCCAGGCCCCCCTGCATTACCAGATCCACCAGTTGTTGTAGTATCTTGATCTGTTACAGCGCCGCCTGCACCGCCATTACCAGCATTAGATCCTGGGTTTGCAGTCCCTGCATTACCAGAGCCTCCAGCATTTGCACCATTGCTACCACCTATATCACCACCAAAGGCACTCCCGTCTGGGAAAGGAAACCACCACGTATCGTATGCAAAAGCATCGTTTTCGTCTGGTGGCGTTTGAAAATAATACGACCCACCAGCGCCACCGCCACCACCTCCGCCACCGCCCTTATTGCCTGCGTTACCGGGGTTACCTGCTGCCCCCGCATTACCTGCTGCACCTCCCGGACCAGCTGCACCATTATTACCCGCATTTCCAGCACTACCTTTGTTACCAGCGTTACCAGCTGAACCAGCCGTACCACCAGGTCCTCCGGCGCCAGCAGTACCAGCATTACCTTTTGTGCCAGCGGCCCCTCCACTAAAATTTATAGAAAATAAAGAAGAAGCATTGCCAGCAGTACCGTCAGTACCAGCTGATCCTGCGTTACCTGGATTACCGCTTGCTCCAGCACTACCCGCTGTACCGCTGGAACTTGGCCAAGTATTAGGAGCTGCTCCTCCAGGTGTAGCACCTGTTCCGGCAGCACCAGATGCACCTACGCTTCCAGCATTACCAGCGGCACCAGCATTGCCAGGGTTACCTGCATTACCTCCTGTACCACCACTACCTCCGTTACCTGATCTAGCACAATACGCACTTGCATAAGTAACATATCCATAAT